TGAACAAGGGTGCGGATCAGTTGGTGAACAACCGAATGAAGCAATAAATGTGTCTAACTCTTTGATTGCTTCGTCAGTTAGGTCATCAAAATCAACTCCGCATATATGGTCTACTCCCCACTCTGCAACCTCGAAAACGAACTCTTCCCAATCGCAACATACATGAGCAACGTTTTCAAAGTTGTCTACTTTGAGTATTCTTTCTGAAATTCTTTGAACTTGTGGTAACATAATTTTTAAACTTGTTTTGTGGTGTATGTCCTTATTATAAAGGATTTTTGTCCAGACTGTGGGTAAAGTCTGGACATTGAAACAATTAGAAATATTTCCTTTCACCAAGTGAAAGAGGTCTTTCACCATACTCACCACAGTGAGTGTCCATTGTGTCATATGCCTCTGCATATCCGTACTGCTCAGACATTGTGTACATTACGTCATCAATTTCATCAGGTGCACAGTAAAGGTTTTCTGTTTCTTGAACTTTACCAAGTTTGTTATAAGCAATAATTTTGTAATCGAACATAATTTTAAAATTTGTTTTGTGGTGTATAATACTATTATAAAGGGTCAGTTGCCCAAGTGCGAGCAACTGAAACAATTGTTTACAATCCAGAAATCTCTTGAATCATCTCATTCATTTCTGTTAAGTCTGCCTCCCCCCAGTCTGCTCCGTCAGGTGTTGCATCATTCTTAAAAACTCCGTGAATGTACTGTAAAAACTCTGGGTAGTCCTCACAATCTTTTGCTATGTTGTATAAACCCTCATCTCCACCTATCCACAACGCACAATTCCAAGTTGTCCAATCTGCCCATCCGTTGTATTCTGTCTTTGGTGTATCGGTGAGGTTTAGTTTTGTTTGAAACATGAAGTAACTCCTTTTGGTGTATGTACTTATTATAAAGGATATTAATTGTAATCGTGGATTGTTACAACTAATATTAAGGCAAAATGGACAGTTTAAAAACCGTCCACTCGCCAGCTGCGATTCGGCTCCCTTACATATATGATGTTAAAGGGTGGGGTCTATTTTCACAGAATGAAAGAGATGTTAGATAAACTCCCATATAATCCTGCACCTTATTGAATAGGTCGTTAATTCTTTCGTCCTCATTACGTCCGCGTGCGTCCCAAACTCCATAGGCATTATCCCGTTTGAAATTGAGATTTTCGATCTCTTTTTCAGTTTTGAATTTTGTGTCAAATTCAAAATCCTCAACAATATATTTTTTGTTGCGGTATGGTGTTTTTTCTGAAACTAATGTCATTAGTATGCCCTCCAGTAGTAAGCATTTTCTCCGTTAATCTGCTTGATTAACCTATCTGCCTTCTCATTCTCCTCCTTCTCAAAATCATCACACATTTTGATCAATGCTCTCAAACCTTCAACGTCTTTGTCAAATTGTTCGGTGGTGTACATAAAGAACTCCTTGTGGTGGTGTATAACTCTATTATAGAGGATAATGGGGGTAACTGTGACCCCCTTAACAATGATTTAATATTCTGAAACAATTCTCAACCATGCCCAAACTTCTCCTTTGGTTAACCAACCCCTAACGTCAGTCCACTCTTCGTCATAGTGTAGTTTGTCTCCCTTTAAAAGTGCGATCTCATAAAGACCTTCTTTCCCTCCGTAAGAATGCTCATGACATGCAACTGATAGACCATAACCATTGTCGCAATAGTAACGAACCACTTCGTTGTTTGGTCTGATTACTCTTTTTGAAGTGTACATAGTTTTAAAACTTTGTTTGTATACCTTTATTATAAAGGATAATTGATTAGTGTGTAGTCAGTGTGTGCCACTTTATGAACTGGCACTCTCTGACAACATTTGTGCGTGTAATTGTTGTATATGTGTATCCCATGCCCTTCCACTCTCTTGAAAATTCCACTCTGGGAAATCTCCCTCAACCTGTACATAGTCACTTAAACAATTTTCTTCCATTTCTTTAAATGCACTTATCATAATGTCTTTTTTGCCTAAGAGTCCCTTCACTGGTGCGATTACCTGCTCTGAAGTAATTAAAAAGATTTCAACTTCCTTACCTGCTTCCAACTCCTCAAATATTAATTGTTGTATGCCAAATGATCTAATACTTGGTCTACCACAATTTGCTGATTCATAGAAAGACATTGTTGACTTAATGCCACCCTTAGAAACACTGCCACCGATCTTTTTTATAACTCCGTCAACTACCATGAGATAAACTCTACCTGCATTACTGGTTAACATATCCTTCGATACGTTTGCCCATTCCATTCTTAAACGTGCTTTGTTCTCTCTGGTGTTGATTGTAAAGTTACCAACTTTGGTTGCTGTAGTTACTTCAGTGATTTGCATTTAATTGATTAATTGCTTAACTATTATTATAATAACCCCATTATACCACGAATGGGGTTAGCGTGTGCCACTTAATAAACTGTCCTTATTTTGCTTTACAAACTTATTATAAAATTGTTCGTCTAATGTATGATTTACCTTAATTAAAAATTCATTAACTACTTCAGATTCGCTACAATAATATAAGAAAGATGCCATGTCATTTGCTACATATTGTCTGAAATCTTCCATGCTCATGCTATCAACAAGAGTATTAATATAGGTCTTCTTTTTTGGTCATTCTCATAATAATTTGATGATTCACTATTAGGACAATTTAAAGGGCTCATATATTATTATTTGAGCCTTCTAAATTGTTTTATATGGTGGTTATGATCTCCAATAGTTTATAATCATTAACAACAACTTTACGATCATTGTTATCAATTAAGATTGTACGATTAACTTTTGGTGTATAACCATTTCGATCAGTTTCGCCCACTATGTAATTAACAAGTACATCATAAATGTTATTTTGATAACGTACTTTGTCTCCTATTCCTATAAACTTAGGGGACTTATATCGTTGAATAAATCTCATTTCGTTTCTAAAATTACCATAACACATTGTTATTTAATCCTCCTATCTTCATTTAATGGTGAATCAAAATAAGCACGATTTACGAAGTAAAGTAATACTAACGTGAAAAAAATACCAAAGAAACCAATAATTAATATTGGGGATTGTGGTAGGTCGTACTGTGGAATTGAAGTTGAAAATAACATTTAAGCCTCCTGTATGTTTGAAATTTCGTAGTCTTTTAGATATACATTGTATAAATCTAAATACTGTTCTTTTAATGCTTTGATATACTGTTTTTGAGAATTAGCCTCAATATTGTTTATATCGAAAGTTAAAGTAACTGTTGATGTAAATTCTTTCATTTTAAATAAGTCTCCTTTGCCATTGTGATTGCTTGAAATAGATTATCGAAAGTTTGTAAATCAAAATCTGGATTTGCTTGTGGATTGACCATCTGATTATGCTCACACATAATATTGTAGAGCATCATGTATTGACCTTGAGTAACGTCAATGTTGAATCCTTTTTTCATTATGCTAACTCCAAATCAGATAAGAAACACTCAACTGTCATCATTTCATATTCAATGATGTCTGTCATAATAACAGCATAGTTGTTCATTGGTTGACATATTACAACGTGACCAGTTAAGTCATCATGTATTTTTGACTTGACGTTAGTACCAACTTTAATCATAATGAAATTTGTTTGTTATACTATTATTATAGTCATCACTGGCAATAAAACAACCAGCAGATGTGACACTAATTTAACTGTCATACTACTTTAACTGAATGTCAAAATAAATGTTATTAATTAAATAACCAGTTGCTGCCGTGATCTCATCTATCATGTCATCTTCATTATCTGCCTCCCATACACCAAGCGCTGAGTCTCTAATAGCAATTTCTTCATCAAATGTTAAAGGATAACTTTCGCCATCATTGCCATCATCAAAATCAAATTCAATGTCAGTTACGTTATACTTCATAGTTACCACTCTGCCTTTGGTTGTTTTGCCTGTGCCTTAGCAAGTTTATCTTCATATTCTTGTTTTGTATTTTCTAATACTGTATGAACATCAAATAAATCTTCCCACTCTTCTAATATCTCACTATCTTGATAGTCAATAGATTTTTCAACAATAGATTCTACTTTGTTATCAAGATACTCAAATAGAGTATCAAATTGTTCATCAGTTAATGTAATTGTTTTCATGGCATTAATCGTATAGTGGATAGTAAACTTCAACATCAACAGCGTGTTTCATAGTCTCATACATTGAAAATGCTGGGTCGGATAAATCGTCACAATATGAAAGAGTGTCAATAACCATTTCCATAAGTTTGATAATGGTTTTTTCTCTTGGCGTGGTTTTGATTTTAGTTTTCATGGCAAATAAGTCTCCTTTGCGGCGCAAATAGCGTCAAATAAATTGTCAAATGTTTGGGGGTCAAAGTCATCACTCTCATTAAGATAATCAATTATCTCATCTTGAGAGCACATGATGTTGTATAAGTGGTCATACTGCCCTGTAGTTAGAGTTATAATATGTCTAACTTTGTTTGATTTAGTTTGCATTTTCAAAATCCTCCCATAGAACTGAACCGCCGTAAAATGTTTTGTCATAACCATACCTGATAACAAGTATATCTCTAACTCTCTCTCTATCAAGTGAGTCGCCATCGCCCCAAGTAAAATGGTCATCATTACGTCTAGTTATCTCATGTAGATAATCATAGATAGCACCGAGAATGTCTGTTTTATCAACTTGTTTGTCTGTATCGACATTGAATAGAGGATATAAGGCGTCTTTTTTGTCGCCATAGAATGAATAGACATAATCAACAAATTCTGTTAACATATCGTTGAGTTTGGTAGATGTTGTACCTGAGTTCATAATAAAGAGGAAAAATAAATGGGGACTTACATCTGTTTAAGGAATACCAATAATGGTTCTCTTGATAAATGCCCCTTATGTACTTAATTATAATCGGTGGATAGAAGTAATCCACCGATAGTGTGCCACTTTTTTAAGTGGTTTAAAAGTTTTGACTAAAGATATGTCCGCCGTTGCCTTCTGTATAATCATAGTCTAGGTTATCCCAACTTGCTTTCCAATCTATCTCTATCCAACTTGACATTTCTCTAGGAATATCGCAGCAATCAGTTGCTAGTTGTTCAGCGAACTCAGCACCACTTTCATATTGACCCATATAGGCATCACGGCAACTTGATATGTCAGCAATATCAAAATTCTCTAAGAATGCTTCAACAACACCTATTCCAATATCATCTACCATATCAGCATAATCTTCAAAGTCTGTTTTGAATTTCTGCTCGCCATATTTCTCAATAAAATCAACAAGTTCATCTTCGTCCCAACCGAATGTATTCTCTAGGAACTCTTCGATTTGAGTTTGTGTCTCTTCAGAATAGGAAGTGTAGAGTGGCATAAATCTCCTTTGGTGGTATGACTCTATATTAATCCATCAAGGCAACAAATCAACAAAATGTGGACACTAATAAAACTGGCACACTACTACGTTGCCATGTTCGATTCCCATATTATTGTATCATCATGTTTAGATTTTCTTCTTTTAATTAATTCTAACTCATGCCAATTTGATTCAAAACAACATAGGCATACATGAATACGTTTATGTAGAAATGTAGTCAAGTCACAATCTGGGCGAGGTTTGGTAGCAATCTCGATAGAGATATATCTCGCAGGCGTTTGCCAACCTTTTTTCTTTTCTGATTTATCAGCAACAAAATACACCCAACCTTTATGGACTTGACCTAACTCTGTAGTCCATACTACATAATCGTTGACTTGTGGATTATAACCAACGCTCATTTTGTAGTGTCCACTTTGTAACATCTCGTAGTCTCTCAACTACAGTAGCATCAGGTGTCCACCCTAAATCTCGCATCTTACTGCCGTCTAGTGCATAACGTAAGTCATGGCCTGGCCTCGATGAATGAAAGTCAACCATTTCATATTTTAATTTCTTATCTTGTGCTTGAGCAATTATCTGGGCGAGTTTTAGATTATCTAACTCTTCAGCACCTACAACATTAAACTTAGGGCATTTAGCATTGCCCCATGTCTTATCAAATTTACCTTTATAATTCAATAAAAATAGCACAGCACTCGCAACATCATCAGCGTGTATATAGTGTCTTGAGCCTGGTACAGTTCTCGTACTGTCACTATGGATAGTGACCTTATCGCCGTCTCGTATTCTACGAATACACATTGGAATATATTTTTCTGGGTGTTGTCTCTCGCCAAATACATTCATAGTATGAGTTATATAAACTGGTAGTTGATATGTATTCTCGTAGGCAACTGCTAACTCTTCTCCGCCTGCCTTGGTAGCACTATATGGATTTGTAGAATTATATCTATCATTTTCTTCATACTTGATGCCGTCAGGAGCTGGCCCAAATACCTCATCAGTACTAAAATATAGAAATCTCTCTAAGTGGTCAAGTGACTTAGCAAACTCTAATATATTACAAGTTCCCACTACATTATCCATTACAAATTCCATTGGATAATCAATACTTCTATCTACATGAGAGCCAGCAGCAAGATGTAAAATATAATCTACCTTTCCAATCTCTCGTCTTACGAGTGGATTTAATTCTGCCTTCAAATCATGCCAAACTACCTTAACTCTTTTTCTCTCGTTAGGCGTACATTCATATTGTAAAATGTCATTGAGACGATTGAGATTGCCACTATAATCAAGTCTATCAAGTGTAACTATATTCCAATCTGTTTGAGTTAGAATACGAGCAATCAAGTGATGTGCTATAAATCCAGCACCACCAGTAATCAATGCAGTTTTCATTCGTTTGTTGTATCTTCTAAGATTTTAATAAAGAACCATTGATATGATTCATCATCGCCAAGTGAAAATTCCTCAAAGATAGAGTGTGCTTCATCAAACATTTTTAAATCTACTAATTCAGTTAATCTTTGACAATAATAGTTTTCAACTTGAGTAATGCACTCTTCTTTGTCTTTGTCCATGATTATGTATAATAGGGTGCGAGAAACAAAACGAGGGGTATCCGACTCTTGAGTCGGTCACAAAATAGGAGGGGCTCATTGACATTGCCCTTGCCTCGTTTCTGTTTCCTATTCTTATTATAGAGCATCTAAGTCAGAATGGCGAGCCCTTTGTGACACTTTCTTTTCTGGCATAGGTGTGTACTCATAACCATACATTTGTAAGTAACCTTCAAATGCTGAGTCTGGTACTTTGCCTTCCCAATACTCCTTCTCAGTATAAACTTTTTTAGTTTCAATTAATTTCTGTGTTTCTAACTCATCACTCTCATCAGCATTTGTGTGATGTGTAACTTCTTTTAAAGTTTTAAGATAATCTAAAACGTGTTGTCTTATTTCCATAAGTTGTTCATAACAACCTTGATTATGAGCACAACCACGCAAATCGTGGTCAGGTTTTAATACTGACTCTGTGAATAGAGATAATGCTCTATCATATTTGATAGCTGGTGTTTCTTCCCCAACTGAGGCTTGGTCTTTCATTGTAGTAAGATAGTAATTTTACTAATTGCTATTGTCGCTAGAAAACATAACATAATTACAACATCAAATTGTTTATGTTTGATGTAAAAGGGCATACAAATAACATCAGCAATAACGTGAATAATTGCACCATAGAGTGTTGATATATGTAGTATAACAAAATATGCAACAATAATCAAGCAAGAACCAGTAATTCTACCAGCAACTAATAAATTCATTTAATTAATTGTTTACTATTGAGATTGCTGGTTCGCCTTTGTTGAATACAGTATCAACAACTGCTTCAACTTTGCGAGCAGTGCTAATTCCAACTTTGCTATAGACAGGTATGCAAACTAAACCAAACGTCTTTGTGGCGTCTCCTAGACGTATCACACGTCCAATAGTTTGACTAATACCTATGTAGTCCATACTTCTTAGAAATAGAACTGCTTCCAATCCATTGACATTGATACCCTCAGATAGAATACTATGATGTAGAACTACAAACTTTTTAGTTGTATCTCTACCCCAAGCATTAAGAGTATTAAAGAACTCTTCTCTATCAACCTTCTCGCCATCTACGATAGCGCCAGTTTTAGATGTGATAGTCAACCATGAATAACCACGCTCTGCTAACTCTTCAATGAAATCTGTTTGAGATAATAGAGCAATGATTTGTTTAGTTGACTTAGCACATATCAATACCTTATTCTTACATATATTATCAATCGAGTCAATCATCTGTTCGCAATCACGCTCAGCAACTAACTCATCTTTATGTAGTATTCTTGATTGATAAACTTCAACTTTAGGTGGTAAAATGTAACCTTCCTTAACTAACTGTGGAGCAGGCACTTGACATATCACTTGACCATACTCTGGCCAGTTCATACCCGCCTTGACAGGCGAACGACTATGTTTTGGTGTAGCAGTGAAGTAATAACATCTTTCAGCAAAATGAGAGAAATGTTCAGTAGCAGGGAAAAAATTCTTTTGTACTGAATTATGTGCCTCATCAAAATAGATAGTATCAACTTCAATATCAAGTGACTCTTGTATCTTATGTAATGAATGATATGTTGTAAATATTAGAATATTCTCTGTGCTGTTGTGATACCAATACTCAAGTTGGTCGGTCTTAGTTGTGCTATTGTGATGTGTCTCTCCACTATGAACATGAATCACATCAACATCAGTAATATGCTCAAGAAACTCTGCTGATAATTGATTTGCAAGTAGAATACGAGGTGCAACTACAACAATAGTTCTTGGTAAACTATCCTGAGAAAATCTTTTCTTAGCATCTTCAATCATACACATAGTCTTACCACCACCAGTAGGAACAATGATTTGTCCTTTGGTGTTGTCAGACATGGCGTTTACAGCGTCAAGTTGATGTGGTCTTAGTTGCATAGTATTTTAATTAATATATTCATTATAATAGTTTTGATAGGTTTGTCTGCATATCATGTGACAGATTTCTATGTGGTACATATAGAGTTCCGTACTTAC